TATTGCAGGTTTAATTCCACGTTCAATCTTCCAACTTACACCACCGATAGAAAATTCAACTTCAACTACACAGTCCTTATCATTTACAGAATTAATGAGTTGTGGTTTATTAATCTTACGAAAAGACTTTCCAAAAAGGGAAAAGGTTAAAGCATCAAGAATAGTAGATTTACCAGCACCATTTGTACCAATAATAAGATTGGTGGAGTGTTTTAAAAAGTCTACTTCTGTAAATTGATTGCCTGTACTAAGAAAATTCTTCCAACGAATTTTTTCAAATAAAATCATGATTTGTCTTGGGTGGAATTACAATGTCGTTGGGTGTGATTATAGTGTAACTATAGTCATGAATTTCACATGTTTTTATCATTATATCACTTTCTACTTCTAAAACGTGCATAGTTGGACTTCCGTCATCTTCCAACATCATAGCAAATCTCATAGCATCGTCTTCTGCTTCAAACAAATATAAAATTCTATCTCCTTCATCATCAAGTACAGAATATGCACCTTCTTTTTCTTTTCCGTAAACTGTCAAGATATACATCTTAGATCAATTCACATGCTTGTTGATAAGTATCTCTCATAATATTCCTAATTCTTGACTTGTCAAGGTTAATTTCAGATTCGTGAATATATCTGTCCAAGATAGAAATAGTATCTTCTGATTCAAATACTTCAAACTCAGAAGACTCTTGCAGAACAAAGTTTTCTACAATTTTAAGATCCGAGACTCCAACTTCATAAATTTTATCAATAAACTTTTCAAAATCTTTGGTGCTAGTTTTTTTACGAACAATAACTTTTACAATCTTGTTTTCATATTGACTAACATCAAAGAGTTGATGTGGTGTATCATTATAGTAAATATTATAGAATATTCTATATGGATTGTCTACATGAAAGTGTTCTAAGGTTTCAGTATCAAATATAGAAAATCCTCTTGGGTCTTCCAAATCATTCCAAAACATCTCATAAGGATTTCCCAGATAAAAGATCTTACCATTATCAGATCTAGTATGATAGTGACCAGAGAATACTCTCTCATACTTATTATACAAGTCACTTTCATGACCGTGATCCATAACGTGTCCCCTATGAGCTCTAAATCCATTTAACTCAAGGTGACCCATAGCAACTTTACAGTTTGAATTTTTAATCAAACTAAAAGATTTTTCTTGATTCTCTGAATTAATCCAAGGAATAAGTAATACTTTTAACTTATCCAAAGATATTTCAGTTGGTTCTGCATACACTGGTACATTATCATACTCACGAAGGAGTAAGTCCACAGCATTAACATCATTAGTATTTTTATAATATGCAGTATGATTACCGACAATAGTATGGACAAGGATGCCCATATCTTTTAAACGATCATAATAATTATTCTTTGCCCATGCTAGTGCAGAGAAGTCAACTCCTTTACGACTATCAAAGGTATCTCCCATATCTACAACTGTAGTAATTCCGTGCTCTTCCAAATAAGGAAAGAACACATCATTATAGAACTTCAGGAAATAGTCATGAAATAACTTAGAGTTTTTACGAGCACCAAAGTGTTGATCGGTAATGATTGCAACTTTCATCAATTACGGAGCTTGGAATGCACAGCGTCTTTGATACTATTATAGTCACTGTAATTCGATCCGTCAAGGGTATTGTTGTCGTCAAACACCTCACTGTACCCAGACCGTTCGATGATCTTGTTCTTGATTTCTAACTGTCTTTTCTCTCGCTGAATACGACGCAGAAAAGCATAATGAATAATCTGAGTGAAATACGCAAAGGGATTCTGGGATTTCTCTGGATTAAAATTATGTATGTACTGAACGCAGTTCTCAATTCCGTCAGAGATCATGTCCTCTTTGAACATGTAATTAACAAAGTTTGGTTTAAATGATAGATGATTTGCAATCTTCAAGAAACACTCCCCAATGTAGCGAGGTATGGGAGGTTTAGGAAGTTCCTTGATTAAAGCAATTTCCTTGTCTTCACGATACTTGATAAGTGCTGCCAGGAACTCTTTGTTATTCACATAGTGTTCTGACCTCTTTCTTTTGGTCATAGGTCTTATCATAAGTTTATCTCATAATATGTATAGATTATATCATCTTTAGCGTTACTTGACAAGTCTCAAAAGTACAGTAGAATAACTCTGTTAGGGTTGATAGAAAAGCTATAGCTCTTCTGAGCTCTTCTTGAAGATTTTTTCTAGAAGTTCCTTTGTATCATTAACAGTACCTAAGTATCCCATACTACGACTTAGACTTGCCTGATTCTGATTCTCTTTATCAGAAGTTCTCAAGTAATCTTGATACATCATAATCATTTCAATATCAGATGATTCTGATAGAGTGAGTACATCAGATAGATTAACAATAAACATATCATCAGTTGTTGTCTTTAACCAGGGTTCTACTTTATATCCAACCACACCAGATCTACCTTTTAACTCTTTAACTATAATTGGACTAGAAACAATTAACATAGTTCTACCTTCTTCTTCAGAGGCAGCTACTTTAGCAAATACTTCTTCACCCGATTTAAATTTTACAGTTGCATAAAAATCTTCTTCCATCATACCTTTAGTTGAATAGTGATTATGTCATAATTAAAGTTTTCTTCATTATAGATTTTAATTCTTTCTATGAAATGATTGAGTGTGTAATTTCTTCTGTTTTTTGTAGAGCAATCATCTGATATGTCATACAGAGTTGCTTTTACTTTGTCTTTTCCTTTTCTAAGAACTCGTCCAATACTTTGAAGATTGCGGACTCTTGACTTACTTGGAGAGGCAAAGATAACATTATGGAGGTTTTTAATGTTGATACCAGTACTAAAAGTTCCATAAGATGCAACGATGATAGCGTTGTTTTCTCTTTCAGTAATTTCTCGTACTAATTCTCTTTCTTCTGTATTAACACCGCCGTGTATAAAAAATACCTTACGGTTATCACCTTTGCTATTATTTATCTTTTCATAGAGTACTGCTCCATGACTTTCAACTCTTTGGAAAAGAACAAGACTATTCCCTTTGAGGTCTAGTGTTAGATTTTTAATAAAATTATTACGTTGTTCGTGACCTATTAAATACTGTATCTCATCCTCATAAACATCAAATGTCTTTGGTGGATGTTTTAAAACAAGGCACTGAATATCAAGTTGGGAAAGATGTCCCTGTCTCATCAACTCATCAGTTCTTGTCACATTATAAGATGGTCCAAACAGTCCCTCTAACACCCACTTGTGCGTCTGTGTGCCGTCTAAAGTACCAGTGAATCCAAATCTATACTTAGCATGGTGTAGCTTGGTCATAATCTGTATTAGAGACTTAGACTTGAACAAATGTGCTTCATCACCTATAATGACGCCATAGTCTTCAAAAAAAGTTCTATCAAGTTTATAAACAGATTGCCAGGTCGTGATTGTTACTGGTGCTTCATTACTTTTTTCTTTACCCGAATAGATACGGTGGCAATATGACTCAGCATCCCAACCATAATCCAGAAAATCCTTGTACATCTGCTCTACAAGAGATGTCGTGGGAACAACTAAAAGAATTTTTTCTCCTCGGTCAACGTAGTATCTTACGAGAGAATAAATCATCAAAGATTTGCCAGAAGCAGTGGGGCTTATCAATAGCTTTCTATTGTGCTTTAGAGCACCGTATACTCCCTCAATTTGGTATTTGCGAGGAGTGTGAGAACAAATAGAATTCATATAGTCCTTAACACCTTCTAAGGAAATATGATCGTTCTCCTCATATGGAGTGCCATAGAATTTATTATCTTCAAACTTATAACTATATCCATAGTTCTCACAAAACTGAACAATTTTATCTAACAGACCAACATAGATCTGCTTAGACCGCATATCGTAAAGGTGAATCTCTCCGTTCCAATTCCTTCCACGATACTGTGGCATAAATTTTGCATTAGGAACCTCAAACTTAAAGTGGTCTCTAAGTTCGTATTCTATATGAGGTTCAGTATTAATCTTTAAAAATACTTCGTTTGATTTAGATATAACAAGATTGGCTGATGTATCAATCACATAAGTCCATTCATCTACTAATATTTATTACATATTTTCAAACTTATATTCTAATATCATTCTATACAAAGAATCTCTTAAGTACCAAAGATGTTCCTGTTCCATTGGATGTCTTGCAGGAGACCCTTCCCAATCTTGAATTCTTTTCAAAACACAGTGATGTAATAGACGAATATCTTCTATGGTCAAACTAACTGTGTAATCAAAGTCTTGACTTGGTTCGAACTCCTCGTTCATTATCCTAATCCAGATTGAAATCTCATAAACTCAATAGCATTTTTAATTTGATATGTACGATTAGTTATTTGTTTTAATATACTCTCAACATATACTAATATTGTATCGTAGTAATCAATTTTTAAACATACTGTAGAAAGTTTTTCGTCTGCATCAAGATACTTTTGCATAGTATCTTTATCTCTAATTTTTTTA